ACTACCTCTAATGATTTCTGGGTTTTATCTATTGACAGGGCAAGATATAAAGAAAAATTATTCTTAGGTTCATTTACCCTTTTATTATCTGGAAGTGGTGGAACATTATCATTAACTGAAAATTCAACTACTACAACTACTCAAACATTCAACGAGGCAGGAAGAGTATTCCAAATTGTATCTGGTTCAGTAGGTACTGTTCATACCGGTGTTAATTCATCAGGATACAGTCCATCAAAAGGATCTTACGGTTGGTTCTTACCTGACATTGGTACTATCTTATTACACCCAACTGCTATTAGTGAATCAATCCAACTTGTTCCCTCTTACTCAGTTAACTCAGACGGTTTAAACAATCGTAGATTATTTAACTCTATTAATGGAACAAGTGCTCGTTCATTCCGTTTAAATAGTGAAGAAACTATTACCTCTGATTTTGTGTTCATTCGCCCAAGAAGTTCAGAATATAATTATTCAACGAACCCAAGCTACATATCGGGCTCAACAGGTGAAGTCATATATCCGTTATTCATTAATGCCCCTCAAACATTTATTACAGCTGTGGGATTATATAACGATAACAATGAGTTATTGGCCGTGGCCAAATTATCAAGACCATTGTTGAAAGACTTCACAAAAGAAGCACTAATCAGGTGTAAATTAGATTTTTAATGAGTGCCTATAAGCAGTTCACTACTCAAGACGTAATAGTATCTCCTTTTAAAGTAAGCAAAGGCTTTACTTTTAATGGGAGACTAGAACTTTCTGGTAGTGCTTCTGAACCAATAGGTATTGAAACATACCGAGCAATATCGTCTAGTGCTCTATTTGACCCGAATTCCGCGAGTACCACTGGTACTTCAACAGGCCAACAATACTCTGCGTTACTATATGACTCTATAAAGCACCTGTATTATTCCAACTTTTTAAGCTCAAGTTATGGAGATACAGGTTCATTAGCCCAATTAATACCTGGAGTTGATTCTGAAGGAGATAGATTAGTAGGGGCATATTTAGGACCAACTAGAGAAAATTTTGCTCAAACCTCAGTCACATACCCAAGATTATTTAATCAAATACCTACAGATAGATTCTTTATATTATCTGTACCTTCAAGATTATATGGGGAATATATAGTACCAAACTCATTTGTATATGAAACTGTAATTCCTAAACCCCCACCCACTATACCTGATAATCCTTCTGAAGGAACTTATACTTTAACTGATGATGGAGAAGGTAATATATTATTAAATGCTCAAGCAAGTGGTATTAATATTGTAAATGAAATTGTAGGTAATATATTTTATGAACATGGTATAGTTACAATGTTAACTGCCTCATTATCTTCTCCTATTTTATATAATCAGGTTATTTTTGGGTTAAATGCAGCATCAAACATGACCTGTTCTTTTTCTTCTTCTATAACATTATATGAAACTCAATATAGAGTAAATATAAGAGAAAATGAGTTTAATTTTTCATTAAATCCTTCACTCCTATCAGGTTCAGAAGGATCCATATATAATTTTGCAACAGGTTCAGATTTTACTCCTTATCTTACAACTATTGGAATGTATGATGATAGTCAAAACTTATTGGCTGTAGCTAAATTATCTCAACCCCTTAAAATAGACAGCACAACAGACATAAATATACTAATAAACTTAGACAGATAAACATGTGGTTATATAAAGGAAAACAAATTAACTGTGTAGAGGATTTTGGTCAACCTGTCCCATACGGTTTCATATACATTACAATCCATACACCTACAGGTGTAGCATATATTGGTAAAAAAGCTCTCCAACATAAAATTAAAAAGAAGCTAACCAAAAAAGAACTAGCTGAACAATCTGGACCAGGACGAAAACCAACATTCAGACATGTATTCAAAGAATCAGACTGGAAAACATATTATGGTTCAGAGGTTTCTATTAAAGCCTCCCTTAAAGAAGGAAGACAAAATGAGTTCACTCGTGAAATACTTCAACTGGTTTATGATAAGAAACTCTTAACATACTATGAATGTAAGTATATGTTTGCCTTTGGGGTATTAGAAAATCCAAAAAAATTTTTAAACAGTAACATTTTAGGAAAATTCTTCACTATAGACTTTATGGTACGATAAAGTTTGGCTAGCCAAATTTTTATCTTTATATTATGACATATGGTAAATGAATTACTAGTAAATATATTCAATTCAGTACTTTCACATGGTAAACCTACATCACGGGGGAATTACTCATACCATTGTCCCTTTTGTAACCATCATAAACCTAAGTTTGAGATATGTTTTGATCAAAACTCAACACATTTCCAGAAATATGCTTGTTGGGTGTGTGGAAAAAAAGGTACTAAACTAACTAAGTTATCTAAAGAACTAAATGTACCAAAACATATTTATGAGGAAATATCTTCTCTTTTACCTAAAACAAAACAAATTCAAGAGGAGACAACTTATAAAGCTGTATCATTACCTAAAGAATATTTCCCATTATATAATCATTCCTCATCCATCATATACCGTCACGCCATGGTTTATCTACGGAAACGAGGCGTTACTCTGCAAGACATTATAAAATATGATATAGGGTATTGTGAGACGGGACAATATGCTAATTCCATTGTTATTCCATCTTATGATGAAAAAGGAAATCTAAACTACTTTACCTCCAGGTCATTTAATGATTCTAAATATAAATATAAAAATCCAAATGTATCAAGAGATATTATACCATTTGAGTTTTTTATAAACTGGAATCAACCTATAATCTTATGTGAGGGACCATTTGATGCTTTAGCCATCAAACGAAACGCTATACCATTATTAGGGAAAAACATTCAACCTAAACTAATGTCTAAGTTAGTGGAATCTAAAGTTCAAAAGATTTATATAGCCTTAGATAAAGATGCTATAAAAAAATCCCTGGAGTTTTGTGAAACACTCTTAAATGAAGGTAAACAAGTATTTTTAATCAACCTAGAAGAAAAAGATCCAAGTGAAATAGGATTTACCCAGTTCACTCACCTCCTACATAACGCCAAACCAATAACATTCTCTAAATTATTAGAGAAAAAAATGCAATTACTATGAGTACATTCAAAAAATCATACAAACGTTTATTAGAGATATCTGATGACCATAAACAAATTACTTTACCTGATTCTAGGTATTATAAAAGAAATGGACAGTATTATCCTTCTATAACTTATGTTTTACAATATTATCCTAAAGGAAGACATTTTGAGGATTGGTTAAAGAAAGTAGGATATGCCTCTGAACATATTGTAAAACAGGCAGGAGAAGAAGGTACTCAAGTCCATAGCTTGATAGAAAAATATTTAGAGGGAAATACTTTAAATTTTTTAAATGAAAAAGGAAATCCAAAATATTCAGCAGGGGTATGGCAAATGTTTTTACATTTTGTTGAGTTTTGGGAAACTTATAATCCTACACTCATTGAGGCCGAAATACATTTATTTTCTGATGAAATTAAAGTAGCAGGTACTTGTGATATGGTGTGTGAAATTGAAGGTAAGAGATGGTTAATAGATTTTAAGACTTCAAACCACCTTCATCTAACATATGATCTTCAAACTGCCATATATAAAAAATGTTATGAGGAATGTTTTGGGAAAGGTATTGACAATTATGGAATATTATGGTTAAAATCCTCTAAACGTAGATTTAATAAAGAAAAAATGCAAGGTAAAGGTTGGGAAATAGTCCAACCAGATCGTTCATATGAAGAAAATTTAGATATATTCAAAACTGTTAAAAAACTATTTGACTTAGAGAATCCTACTCCTGAGCCATCCTTTATATCATTCCCAACAGTTGTAAAAAGAAATTTGGCTTAATAATATTTTTTATTTATCTTTAGCATATATATGATAAAATTATGAAAATAAAAACATTATTAATAGAATTACTTAATGAAGCTTCTATTGAACAACTACAAAACCAATTTGTAGACTCAGGAAAAATAGAACAAAAAGTATTTGATGATATTAAAGATGTTACCCAAAAAGGAGCATATGCTACTTGGTTAACTAAACAAGTGACAGATGAAAACATTAAAATAGAAGATATTTATAAATATAAAAAATACTTCACAATTTTTGATAAAAACAAACATAAATATCCTTCCCCAGATATCAACAGTTATGGTAAAAAACATTCAATAGCAGATTTTATTGAAACTTCAGTTAAAATATCTGATGAAATTGAGGCTGATCCTTCAAAAGCAAAAGGAGTAACTAAATCTGACAAATATAACAAACTTAAAATAGGGGAAGTTGATGGATTCACAGTTTATAAAATTCCTAAAGGGGCAACAAATTTAAAGAGAGTATCATGTGAATTAGGTTCAGGAACACAATGGTGTACCGCTCATAGTGAAGCTTCACATTTTGAAACATACATAAAGGATGGCCCTTTGTATATTTTTGATAATGGAAAAGGAAAAAAATATCAATTCCATTTTGAAAGTGGACAATTTATGGATAAAAATGATAATTCTGTGCTTTAATAATTAATACATACAATATGACCAATATATACAATTTATTCAAATTTTTAAATGATAAGGAAGGAAAAAAAATTCCTCTTAAGGTTAAATTAATACTTTCCCCTGAAACGTTAACTCCTGAGGATTTAGATGTAGAAGGATATTTAAATTTACATAGAACCAAAATAACATCTTTACCTCAAGGTTTACAAGTAGGAGGACTTTTAGATTTAAGAAAAACCAAAATAACATCTTTACCTCAAGATTTACAAGTAGGAGGGTTTTTAGATTTAAGACAAACTCCCCTATCAAAAAAATACTCAAAGGAAGAAATTAGAAAAATGGTTCCTGGAGTAAAGGGAGAAATATACATATAATAAAATAACAAGTATGTTTGGCCCCATAAAAAATTATTCTTATATTTATATAAGAAATAAAAACAGTTATGAACACAATGACAAAAAGAAAAGGACGCCCAGCTAATCAAAAACCTGCTGTAACCTTTACCCCCAATTCAGTTAAATTATTTAGAGGACATGACCTAAACTTCAGTGAAAGTTTATTCAAACCGATGACTACAGGTACTGAACTTGATGTTATATTTTCTACTGATGGTGGTTTAATGCCCGGTACTAACATGATGTTAGCAGGAGGTCCGGGTTCAGGTAAATCAACAATTGTACTTGATGTATTATCTAAATTGACACAACAAGGTTTGAAAGTATTGTTTGTTAGTGGAGAAATGGATGAAATTGCACATTATAAGTATTGCAGACGTATGCCTGCATTTAATTGTGTTCAAACATTATTTTTAAAAAATTATTCATTTTGTGTTAAAGAAACACTAGAACATGTGTTTGATCAAGGTTATGATGTAATTGCAATTGATTCAATTGCTGAGGTACTTGAAATGTATAAAGATGCTTATCGTACAACTGAAAGTAATGCTGAATTTTGGTTTTTGAATCTTCAAGATAAACATAAAAAAGGAGGCAACTCTAAAAATCATTACACCACATTTCTTAATATCCAACAGATGACTAAAGCTGGGGATTTTGCAGGTTCAAATCGCCTAAAACATATGGTTGATGCCTATTGTAATGTTGAACGTTCAAAAGACGGTTTAGAGCGCTCTTTACACTTTAGTAAAAACCGTGATTGTGATAAAGATTTTAAAGTATTCTTTTCAATTTATAACGGAGGAGTACATTATGCTTACGAGATGGAAAAACAAGATTAATTAGTAATAAATAAAAACCAACAAATAATTATGCAGTACAAATTTATTCCAGTAAACAATGATTTAACTAAAGCTATAGCTTTTGCTAATACGCTTGATCCTAACTACATTAAAAAAACTCAATGTATTAAACAAAAAGAGTTTTATATCCCTACAATTGATATAGTACAAAAACTTCAAAAAGAAGGATGGATGATTAACGGAGTTGATGAACAACGTAATAGAAAAACTCGTAAAATTACTAATAATTATGTTCAAATGACACATCCTGATTTTGCTGTTAAAAATAGTAAAGGCAAAGATGAAGCATATTCTTCAATTACTATACAAAATAGTTGTTCAGGTAATCAACCAC